TCGCAAAAGTCGGTTCTAATACAATCGCAGAAATCAAGGACTTTAGTTTAAGTGAAACTGCTGAAACTATTGATGATACTACAATGGGTGATTCAGCAAGAACTAAGCAAGTAGGTTTAACTACTGCTAGTGGTTCAATGACTGCGTTTTGGGATGAAACAGATACAAGCGGTCAAGGTGCTATGACAGTTGGTGCTAGTGTTACTTTAAACCTATATCCTGAAGGTGCTACTACCGGTGACAATTACGCAACATTAACTGCTTTAATTACTGAGAAAGGTATATCAACTACTTTAGATGGTATGGTTGAAACAACAGTAAGTTTTGAAGCAACTGGTGCTGTGACTTGGGGTGATGTATAGTGGGTATTAAGGAAAACGCTTCGGCTCATTTCAAGGCGAAGTTATCGGGCGAGTTGTTGTCTATTGATGTACCTGAATGGGATGGTAAGATTTACTATAAAGGTGCTATTACTGGAAAGCAACAAACCCAAATCTTTAAATTATATTCACAAGACAAACAGATTGAGTCAGTCTATATGTCTTTGATTATGAGAGCGTTAGATGAAGATGGAAAACCTATTTGGCGTTCACACGAATTAAACGAAATGATGAGAGCCTATGACCCTGATGTTGTTAGTCGCCTCGTTGAAGAAATTGCTAGTGACGAACCAACGGTAGATGATGTAAAAAAGTCTTAAAGTCGGACAACGACTTAATGTTTTATTGTCATTTGGCAGACCGTTTACAGAAGTCCATTAGTGAAGTGATGGATTTTAGTGTAGTCGAACTTGTAACTTGGTCGGCTTATTTTGAAATAAAGGGTGAAAAGAATGGCAACTAACTTAGCAACACTAGGAATTAAACTTAATGCTACCCAAGCGTTAATAGGTTTAGAAAAACTTGATAACAAACTTAAAGGTGTTGGTTTATCAAGTAGGCAGGTAGGGGCAAAACTTGCTAAGTTTGGCAAGATGGCAGGAGTGGCATTAGGCGGTCTTGCCATTATGTCCATTAAAACTGCGGCAGGCTTTGAAGCATCAATGAATAAAGTGGCTGCCATTGGTGGTCATACAGGTGATGCACTTCAAGCACTTGAAAACCAAGCAAGGGAATTAGGTCGTTCTACTGAGTTCTCAGCATCTCAAGCGGCTGATGGTATGACATTCTTGGCTATGGCTGGTTTTGATGCTAAACAATCTTTAGCGGCTATGCCAGGAGTTTTAAACTTAGCATCGGCAACCTCTACCGATTTAGCAACTTCTGCTGATATTGCTTCAAATATCTTATCAGGTCTGGGATTAACCGCAAATAAAACAGGAAAGTTAGTAGATGTGATGTCTAAGGCTACCTCAAGTGCTAATATGAATGTGCTAGAACTTGGTGAGGCTATGAAGATGTCCTCACCTTTAGCGAAAACTGCTGGTCTATCAATGGAAGGTATGACAGCAATCATAGGCAAGATGGCTGATGCTGGTATTAAAGGTTCTTTAGCAGGTACAGCATTAAAGGCTGGAATAGTTAAACTACTAAAACCTACAACAGAAATGACAGATGCTCTTGATGGTATGGGTGTCAGTATCAATAATTCTGATGGCTCAATGCGTAACTTCATAGATATTTTAGCCGATATGGAAGAAGCGGGTGCTGGTGCTACTGAGTTTGTTACTATATTTGGTCAGAGGGCTGGGCCATCATTAATGGCGGCTTTATCTGAAGGTATTGGTGGAATAAAAGATTTAAGAACAGAACTTCAAAATGCTGGTGGCACTGCTAAAGAGATGTCAGATATTCAATTACAAGGATTGAATGGTGCTTTAAAGAAATTAAATTCAGCGTGGGAAGATTTACAAATCACATTCGCAAAGACTGGAGTGCTTACAGAACTAACAGATAAAGTTGGTGAATTAACTGAACATCTTGGTAAGAAAGAAACTATTGAACAAATTAAAGAATTTGGCAGAGGTGTACTAAGTGTAGGTAGTGCTATTAAAGGTGTGTTTGATGCCTTTATGAATATACCTGAATGGATTAGAGATATTGGTATTGTGATGGCTTTCTTAGGCGGTAAAAAGGCTAAGTTGGTATTGGCAGGTATAACAGCACTTTCTTGGGGAATTGGAAAGATTGGAGATGCTATATCTAGTGTTGGTGATGAGGCTGAAGAAGCAATGCCTAAACTTGAGAAATTTAGTGCCTTTAAACAATTTCCTTCATTAAAACCATTTGCAGAGAAACAAGTTGTTTCTGATGATATAACATCACCCTCACTTGGTAATGATGACGATGAACTTACTTATTTTGAAAAATTAGAAGAAGGGATGATTTCTTTTAAAGAAAAATTTGATACTACTTGGACAGAGATGGCTGATGAGAATGATGATGTCTTTGAGAGAATGGGTACGAAGATGGCAGAGATATTTGGTGAAGGTGGTATGTTCGCTAAAAGTATTGGTGATGCTGCTGCTAATATGCTTGTTTTCGGTGAGAAGTCAGATTTAACTATGAAGAAGATTGCTCAAAGTATCTTGGCTAATGTTGTTAGTGCTTTAATTCAAGAAGGCGTACAGATGGCTGTTAATGCTGTGAAGGACAAGGTATTTGCTACTCAAAAGGTTGCTACTGCTGGTACGGTTGAAGCCGCAACTACTGGTATTCACGCTGCTGGTACTGCGGCTAAAACTACAACTTCTGTTACTGCGGCTGCTACGGAAACTGCTGCTTGGACTCCAGCCGCTATGATGACTTCTTTAGCATCATTCGGTACTAATGCTTTATTGGCTATTGCTGGAATTATGGCAGTGAGTGCTATTATGAAGTCGTTTGATGGTGGTGGTTTTACTGGTACTGGTTCAAGGTCAGGTGGTGTAGATGGCAAGGGTGGTTTTATGGCTGTAATGCACCCCAATGAAACTGTAATAGACCATACTAAAGGACAGAGTGCTGGTGGTTCTCAAGTGCTTCAAACTACTAATGAAGTTAATATTGATTTCACGGTTAATGCTATGGACTCACAATCGTTTCAACAATCAATGATGGAGAACAGCGACTTAATAATTGGTGTAATTAGGTCAGCATTTAACGAACAAGGGGAGAGTGTAGCAATATGAGTTATCCTACAACGCCAAAACCTAGCAAAATATCTATATCTAGCGATTCTGTATCTTTTGTTAGTGTTACACAGAATTTAAGAAGGCAGACAAGGACTACTGGTGCTCAAAGTTGGAGTTTTGAATTGTCATATCCACCATTAAATAGAAGTGACTTCGCCCCATTATGGGCGTTTATCATATCTCAGAAAGGACAATACAGTTCGTTTGCTTATATTCCTACTATATATGGAAATACAAGTGGCTCTGCTACTGGTACTTTGCTTGTTAATAATGGGGCTGGTTATGTTATTGGTTCTTCTTCTATTGCTTGTGATGGATTAACTGGCACTTTAAAGGCTGGTGACTTCATTAAGTTTAATGGTCACGATAAAGTTTATATGCTTACAGCAGATGCTACCACTACATTGACTATTGAGCCTTCATTGATTACTGCTTTAGTTGATAATGAAGCGGTTACTTATAATAGTGTTCCTTTCACTATGGCACTTGATGATAATGTTCAAAAGATGACTGCTGATAATAGTGGATTTACTTCTTATAAAGTTAAATTAACTGAGGTGTTCTAATGGCTAGAATTACTGGAACTAACGCAACAGAATCAGCCAAAGACCAAAACAGACCAATTCATTTAGTGTCAGTTCATTTTGATGCTCAAACTACTTACACAACTGATGCTTTCCATAACATAGATTATGGTGGTAATACTTATAATGCCGCAGGTGGATTGTTGAGTATTTCTGATATATCTGAACAGTCTAAGATTGTTGTTAGTGCTGTTAAGGTTTCATTATCAGGGGTTGACCAAACTTATATAAATTTAGTTTTAGCAGAAGATTATATTGATAGACCACTAAAGATATATATGGGCTTTTTGGCTAGTGATGGAACTTGGGTGGCAGACCCAATTCTTATGTTGGAAGGTAGAATGGATGCCCCTACTATTAAAGAAGATATGAAGTCGGGCAAATCAGTTGTTAGTATTACTGCTACAAATGCTTGGGTGGACTTTGAAAGGAATACTGGAAGGCATACAAATCACGTAGAACATCAAACATATTTTTCAGGTGATAAAGGGTTTGAATTTGCTAGTGAGATTCAGAAAGACATTCCTTGGGGTAGAGAATGATTCAAGGTATGCCACAAGAAGCATTAGATACTTCGCTTTCCCAATACAGTGAGCCTAATACCGTATTAGTTAATAATTCTGATTATTGCTTACCGATGCAGTTTGATGAAGATATGGCACAGAATATGGAAGCCACACTATTGAATATGGAACAGATAGACGCACCAGTTACTCATAGATTCGCACCTAATATATATATTCGTGAAGTTTCAATGGAAGCAGGTGCTTTTGTGATGGGGCATTATCATAAGACTAAACATCTTAATATTATGCTTAAAGGTCGCATTAAGTTTTTAGGTGCTGATGGTTTATGGGTAGAAATGAAAGCCCCACAAACATTCGTATCAGAGAAAGGTAGAAAAGTTGCTTTTGTCTATGAAGATACTATTTGGCAAAATGTGTTTTCAACAAATGAAACTGATACTGAGAAATTAGAAAAGATGTATTTAAAAAAATCTATTACTTGGGATGAGCATAAAAAATCAAGTGATATGTTATTAGGGTTTGATAATGCTGATGATACTGTTGATTATTATAGAGCCATAGCAGAGTTTGGATTAACACACGAAAAAGTACAAGAATTAACTAACAATGAAGATGACCAAATACCATTTCCTGATGGAAGTTACAATGTGACTGTTGCTGATTCATTGATAGAGGGAAAGGGAATGTTTGCTACTAAGACATTTAAAGAGGGTGAGAGAATAGCGGTTGCTAGAATAGGTGTTAATCGTACACCTGCTGGTCGTTATATCAATCATTCTAGGATACCTAATGCTTATCCTGTAGTACAAGGCGATAATGCTTATATCGTTGCTAATAGGCATATTGCTGGGTGTAAGGGCGGAAGTCTTGGAGAAGAAATTACTATAAATTACAGACAGTCATTGTCAATGGGGGCAGAATGTCAGGATTCGTAGTTGGTGCGGTTGTTGGTGCTTATGTAGCGACATCTATTGTTACTGGTATTGTTGTTGGTGCTATTATTGGCTATGTAGTCGGTGATTTCATTATGGATGCTTTAACCCCTGATATGCCTGATATTTCTGATGTAGGTAGTGGTACTCAAGGTTCTATGACTAATAAGCCTAGTAGCAATGACCCGATACCTATTATTTATGGTGAGCGTAGAATTGGTGCGACTAAAGTGTTTGTTGAAACAAGTGGTACAGATAATCAATATTTATATGAGATTCTGATTCTTGGTGAGGGTGAAATTGATAGTGTTACAGAAGTCTTTGTTGATGATGAGTCTTTAGTTGGCTCAAAATATGAGAGTTTTGTTACTTACACTATTCATACTGGCTCTGAAACTCAAGCCGCAGATTCAGCCCTTGTATCAGCATCAAGTATATGGACAACAGCCCATCAATTAAAGGGTACGGCTTATGCTTATGTACGACTTGAGTATGACCAAGATACATTTACAGGTGGCATACCTACAATAAACTTTGTTACAAAAGGCGTTAAAGTTTACGACCCAAGAACTACTACTACTGCTTGGAGTGATAATCCTGCTTTATGTGTTCGTGATTATTTGACTAATACTAGATACGGTAGGGGATTGTCAAGTAGTGAGATTGATGATACAAGTTTTACTTCGGCTGCCAACTATTGTGATGAGTTGATTGATTTAACTGGCGGTGGCTCTACGGTTAAGAGATATACCTGTAATGGATTGATTAATACTGAGAGTGGTTCTATTAACGCATTAAAAGCGTTGTTGACAAGTTGTAGAGGTTTCCTAGTATTCACATCAGGTAAATATAAATTGATAATGGATAAGGTTGAAAGCACTGGATTTGCCTTTGACAAGACTAATGTTATTGGTGGCTGGGCTATTTCAATGGGTTCAAAGAAAAGCCGTTTTAATAGGATTAATGCTAGTTTTGTCAATAAAGAAACAGACTGGAGAGATGATATTGCTCATTCTTTATCAGCGACTTATAAGACTAATGATAATGGTCTAAAGTTAGAGAAATCTATTAGATTACCCTTTAATACTGATATTGAAAGGGCACAGATGTTATGTGCTTTAACCTTGAATCAATCAAGACAACAAATAGCCGTTTCTTTTATTGCGACTATTGAGGCTTTACAGGTTGATGTGGGCGAAGTTATTACTATTACTGATAGTGGTATGGGTTGGACTAATAAAGAGTTCAGAGTAGAGCGTATGGACATCAAATCTTCTAGTGAGATTAAGTTGTCAGTTCGTGAATATGATTCAACCGTTTATAACTTCGGAAATGTTACGGCTCAAGATAGTATTCCAAATACAAACCTGCCTGATATGAGTTCGGTATTACCACCTACCTCTTTGGCTACTGCTGAGTCTTTATATGATACTATTGGCTCGGCAGGTGTTAAGGTTAGAGTTGCTATTAGTTGGACTGCTAGTGCTGATAAATTCGTTGAGAAGTACACGGTTGAATGGAAAAAGAGTGCTGATAGTGATTGGATATTCTTAACAACTACAAGAAAAACAACGGCAAGATTAGATGATGTTGACCCTACACTTTATGACTTTAGAGTTAGAGCGGTTAATTCAATGGGTGTTAGTTCGTCTTATACGACACTAAGTAATGTAACGATTAATGGTTTGACGACTCCACCAGTAGATGTTACTGGTTTGTCATTAATTGCGTTAAGTGGTAATGCTCATATTACTTGGGATTTGGCGACTGACCTAGATGTTAGGGTTGGTGGTAAGGTTAGATTCAGACATTCAAATAAGACCAGTGGTGCTACTTGGGAATCATCTACTGATATTGGTTCTGCTGTTGCTGGTCATAATACAACTGCTGTATTGCCTTTATTGGCTGGTACTTATATGGCTAAATTTGTTGATTCAACTGGTAATGAATCGGTTACTGTTACGAGTTTTACTACTACTACTGTTCCAAATATCAGCACTATGAACCTTGTGGATACAAGCACTCAACACCCATCATTTACTGGCACTAAAACAGATATGATTGCGGTGGATAGCGTATTAAAGTTTGAAGCAGATACATTATGGGATTCGTTTAGTGGATTGATGGACACTTGGGATTTAATAGATGCTTATGGTGGATTAGATAAGTCTGGTACTTATGAGTTTGATACTTATATTGATTTGGGTAGGATTTATACAAGTCGCGTAACTTCAGATGTGACATTTACTGCGTTTACTCTTGGTGATTTTATTGATGATAGAACAACCTTGATGGATACTTGGTCAGACTTTGATAATATTCCATCAGATGTGAACCTAGATTTATATGTGGCTACTACTAATGATGACCCTACTGGAACACCTACTTGGACTGCTTGGGCTAAATTCACTGTATCAGACCACTTAACAAGGGCTTATAAGTTTAAAGTTATAGCGACATCAACTGATGTGTTACATCAAATCAATATAACAGCATTAAGCGTTACTGTTGATATGCCGGAAAGAACAGAAAGACAAGCAGGATTACAATCAGGAACTTCTAAATTGAGTGTTACTTACCCTAGTCCGTTTTATGCTTTACCGTCATTAGGTGTTACTGTTGTTGATTTAGATTCAAATGATTTATTAGAGGTTACTAACGAATCAACGACTGGTTTTGATATTGGTGTTACTCACGGTGCTTCGTATGAAGACCATAAGTTTAATTACCAAGCAAGAGG